TTACATATGGGCTTCCATATACCGTTTTTATCTCTTGCATCATTTCCCCTGACTCTGCGCCCAGGTTCAAAACGGTTTAAATAAGCACAACCTTGCTCAATGAGAATCATTGCAAGATCTAGACATAAATCAAGATTATTGCTCGAATATTCAAACTGCTGATCCAACGGGAGTTTTGAAATTGCTTTTTTATCGAGCTTATTTTTCCCGAGTTCAACCACATTTAGCATCAACACTTTGTCATTGATTAGTTGAACTTTAGCACCCCATGTAAAAACCAAAGGAAAAAACTTGCCGCCGATTGGCGTAAAAAATACTTTTTTCATTATGCAATTTCCTCATCTTCAGTAATTGATGCCGATGACGGCTCAGTTACTCCTAATTTAGCTTTAAGATACTCGATAGCATCAGATTCTGTTTCAAACCAAGCATCCATCATCCACGGCTTTTTATAATTACTGTCTTCCTGCTCTGACCTCATAATTGTTGCCTTTATGCTTGGTGTTTGCCATTCTATACTTTCGCCTTTTGTAGTTGCAGACAACTCCGGAAGATTAAACCTTATTCTTGGCAGAACAACTGCCCTGAACTTCGTTACGTTATTGATTTGATGCATTTCAATAATGCCATACCCAAGATCAGGTGCCGCCGCATCATCGTCATAAACGTTCTCTTCAGCAGTCTTCTCTTCTCCATAACTGAAAGATGCCGTTTTAAGGCCTAAAATCAGCTTGCTTACCTCCTGAGTTAAGTCCGAAGTTCCAAGCGTAAGCTCACCGTTTTGGAATGTACCGGCATCTGTTTCTTCCACGTTGTTGTCCGCATATAAATTGTTGCTTTCTGATGTTGTCCAAGAGACTGAATATTCTACAGCAGACCCTGCAATAACGCCGTCGGAATAAGATACTTTTTTTCCTGTGCACGAATATTTTCCAACAACGGGTATTGATAATCCTTTAATTGCCATGTTTATAGCTCCCTTCTAATCAAATCATTGAAATTAGACTCTAAATCCTTTTCAAGTCCTTTTTCATTAGCACGAAAAGTGCGTGATATAAAGTCATTTCTTTTTAAAAAATCCGTTCCCTTGCAAAGGGAACGGATTAATAGTGCATTTGGAATCCCACGCGGATGTTTTTTAGTTTTATAACTACCATAACCGTCGAATCCCATTTTTACATTGATAAAACCATTCTCATTTTTAAAACGAGAAATACCAAAACCGTTCAAAAGATCTTTTCTCTGAACAGACGATATTGAATTAAGCTTATATCCTTTAGGCGCATAAGGTGGGAGACCGTCTTTTCCGTCAACAACAGGTAAGTTTTTTAATTCTTTTGTAATCTTGCCTGCCAAATCTCCGGCTACGGGATATACAGACCGTTTAATTATTCCGGAAAGCTTGCCGCTTAGGTTCTTGTAGCTTTGAATAGTAAGCTGCAAACCCTTTCCAACGGTTAATCGTGCCATTATATTTCCACCTCATATGTGTATTCAATGCATTCATTAGTTTCGTCATATTCAACATAGCTTAAGGAAAAAGATATTCTCGATTCATTAAAAGAATTTTCAAGCTCTTTTAAAGTCTGAGAAATCGGTTTCTTTGAAAAAACATGAACTTCAAACTGCATTGAATATTGTTCTTTTTGGTTGTCCGATGCTACTTCCGAACCTTCCTGAGATGGTTTCCAAACGCAGTAACAATCCTTACAGCCGTTGGCGCTGAAATACTCATCTGTATAGGGAATTACTTTTTTTATTGCATCAACAAGTATCTTGGATTTCATAACAGAGATCTGTCCTTTCAAGCGTCAACTTCCACATCTTCAAGCCGTCTTCTTTATAGGGCTGTATCATATGAATTTTGGTTTGATTTCCAAATTCGTCGATAACAATATCTCCTACTCGGATTTTAGGATCAGGATAAACAATGACAACAGCTTCAAGTTGATGACCGGCGGTCATAGCAGTATAGTATCTTGTAATTCCTAAAGTTGATAATTCATACTTAACTGCAAGCTTGAATTTAAGAACTTTAGTGGGCATAGTTCCATCTGACGTTCCGTTCTCAACTTCATAAATCTTTAAAACGCCGTCATCAAGTGCCACCATTGCCTTCACCGCCTTTTTGGTTTAAAAGCCTATTGTTAAGCGAGTAGCGCAGAAAACGGGGCATAGCCGTCTCCTGCGCTGCTCTTTTTCTAAACAAATATGCAGCGTATTGCACTTCGAGCATCGAACTTTCAAGGCTATCGTCAAGCTTTATTCCTTCCTCCGCTATCAAAAAAGCCGCATGTTGCAACAGCTGAGTAAGAAAAATATCATCCGAATCGGACATCTTTTGCAAATCGCTTTTAAGCAACTTTAGCTTTTCATCAAGTGTCAATTGGATTCATCCTCTCACGACTTTGTTATAGAAATTGTGTATGTAAGAGTTGCAAGGCCCTTTGTTACCTTAATGACAAGATCTTTTGTTCCCGTTGCAAACTTAACATTCTGATTGTTAACAACAGGTTTACCGTCATAGGTTATATCGAGCTTAGCTCCGGGCTGCGCAGGTGTCGCTGTTATAATGCCTGATGTGCCTGATGCTGTTACGGTGTAAGCATATTTAAGCGAATCAAACGTCGGAGAGATTGTTTCGGTACCCAGTGAAAGACTTGCAAGTGTTGCATCGTTCGCAGTGTCAAAAGCAAATTTAGTTGATGTTTCAGGTGCAGAACCAAGGCCGACAGCCACAAATGCTTCAGGAATAACAGGTTCGCCATCATATCTTGCCGTGCCTTTGAATACGACCTGATCTTCAATAAACCTGCATTCATCTGATCTCTCTACAATTGCGCCTTCGCGTTCCGCGAGAAGATAAAGATCTCCGTAACCGCCTACAATATTTCCATCAGGAATAATTGAGTCATCAAGAACAATTATATCGCCGCCAATTACAGGCATAACACCGTCAACCATAGAAACAACATGACCGTCCTGTGCCATTGTGAGAGCCTGTGCTTTGATCTGTGTCAGTGTTGTATCGTTCATTGCCCAGAATTTAACACCGCGCGAATATCTTCCTTTTGCGGCGCCAGACGCAAGGAGCAGGGCTTTGAAAAACTCAATGCCGGTTTTTTCGGCAGGAATAGTTATAACATTTGAGGAAGAAAGATCTTTCCACGGTCTTGCCGTAATAGGATAATTAGACGGCTGTTCAGTCTGCGCAAGACGTGTAACAATTCCGAGAGGCATTTTATTGTCAAGTCCGTAAATGATAGCTTTGTCAATAGCTATGCCCTGAGATATGAGCAGAGATTCAATCAGGTTATAAGCAAGTGCTTCGTCTGAATCTTCAAGAGTTGATTTGCATATTGCAATAAACGCGCCGACTTTATATCCGTCGATATCAACAGCGTTGAACCTTATTTCAAGTTCGTTGAGTGAAGCGCACATCTCCGTCCATATCGCTTCTTGAATCTCTGCCATGATGGTCTGCCTTGACTTACCTCTTACTTTTATGAGGCGGACTCTGTTTATCAGTTTTGAATAATCTGTAATGTTTTCCCGGATTATTTCAAGAATTTCAGTGGGGATCATAAGATCGGCTCCGGAAACACTTCTGTTCTGTGCTGCCGCGGCAGCTCCTATCGTTCTTACCCTCTGCAGAAAATTCTTAACATTGTCCGATTCAAAGAACGCAGTGCGCTCTTCGTAATTGAGATTGAAAAATCTTGTTCTTTTATTCATTGGCTTTAAAACCGTCCTTTCATTTGTTTTTGTTGATTCAGAAGAAGGCGGCTGTGGCACGCCCTTACTTCTCTGCTCATTAATCTCTTTTTCGATATTCGCGATATCATCCTGAGCGGAAGTTATATTCTCTTCGTTTTCTTCATTTTTCTTGTCAAGCTCATCAGCACGATCCTCAACTGCTTTTCTTTCCTCATCCGTTGAGTTTTCGTTGATTTCATTGAGTGCAGCTTCAACTTCAAGAGCCTGCTGCTTAATATCAGCTCTTAACTGCATGAATTTCTCGAGTTCAGAGTTTCTCTGTTTCAGTTTGTTCTGAAGTACTAAAAGTTTAAGCATTGTTTTTTCCTCTCATTTTTTTTAATTTATCCGCCACTGAATCTCTCCAGCGTTCGAACTTCCTTTTTTTGAATTCTTCAACAGCACTTTTGTGCTCTTCCTTATTTCGCGCGTAAATTTCTGTGCTTTCATATGCAGGAAAAGTACATGGCGAAACTTCGTACAATGGATAGATAGTTTTGATATCGTCAATCCATGTGCCGTCTTCGTCTATAGTCTCTTCTTTGGTTTCGATATCGAATCCGAAAGAGCACTTTGTTACATCACGGCGCTTAACTCGTGCAAGTCCGTTCATACTTTCAGTGTCTTCACGATTAATTTCGACAGAACCCCAAAGGCCTATATCGTCTTCTTTAAAGATTGCTGTGCCGTTTGACCTGCAGCCCATAACAATATCTGAGTTATGATTCCACAACACTTTGATCTCCCCGCCGCTCTGCAAATATTTAGTAAAGGCACCCGGACTGATTTTTTCTTTCCAGCCTGGGCAGACTTCGTAATATTCATCGAATTTCGCAAAGTATCCTTCTATAACCGGATTTCCTTTTTCATTCTCACGGATGGAAAAGCTTTGCATATTAAGAATTCTCTGTTTCAGTGTTTTCACCTCCAATCAGTTTCTTTTGATCACCAATCATTCCTTGCGGAATATAGTTTTCAAGAATAACCAAATCGTCGAGTCCTTCCTTCGGATCAAGGTTAGTCCAATCACGGACCTCGTTGCCCGTCATTATTCCACGCGTATAAAGATTGGCTCCCACCGTCGAGAGCTCCGTCAAGCTGTATGCATACAGCGAACGCGAGTTGAACTTTACATACCAATCCGGATTTATGATCAACTTTTTAGTCATTTCTTGTTCGATGATTGCGCAAATGTGGCGAATAGTTGTTTGAATAAAGTTATTCCACTCTTCTTTATTGAAATTACCCACACCGAGCACAAAAGGCGGCACCTGCATAATGGCCGCCACTGTTTTTTTATCTATTTCAACAGAATCGTTTAAAGCCAAATCATTGAGTGAAAGAGGTTTAACTTCTTGAATTTCGAATGTGTCCGCAGGAATAAGCCACGGCTCACCGGCTTTATTTGATTTAATATAGTCATTGAGGATTTTAGATCTTGATATCTCATTTCCCATGTTGTCTGTAAGAGCGTCCGCTTTAACGATTAACGAAGGCTTCCACTTGCTTTCCATAAAACCGTTCTTTGTTTCTGACGCTTGCGAAAGTGTTTTTATAACCGTATTAAGACTGACCTCATATGAATGGCCAAGCCACGGATACGGCGTTTTAGTGTTAATGGGAAAATGGAGCACTTCATCCGGGTAATAAGTCTGTCCGTAGATGCTCATACGATATCCTGCTGCTCCGTCTTGAATGAATGATACAGAACCATTGACTATAAGATTAAGGCTCTCAATATAACCGTTATCTGTATAGGTAGGAACCGCTACTGCGTTTCCCGACATCAGCATCTCTTTAACGATGTTGTAAATGAATGTAGTGCGCGTCATAAATTTGTTTGGCTCAATATCAATAAGTCGCGACAATGCGTTTATCATACGTTTGTCGCCATTCTTGGTGTTGCCCATTAGATAAATGGTCATTGTGCTTATAATAGACGCTATCTTATCAATGCAGGTCAGCACTTCAGGATTTTTAGAAAGCGGTGTGTATCCTGCACATAACATGTCATTAAATTGATCTGATAACAAAAAAGAGCAAGCAGTATTTGAACCTGCCCGCTCTCGCGTTTTAACTTTTAATTTGGTCAATTGTCAAACCACTCCTTAACCTTGTCTCCTTTTCTTGTATCAACAAGCATTTGTTTGTTGGCGATTACTGCTGCGTCGAATAAATCAATTCTCATTGTCGGCAATACTTTTTCGAACCGTACAAAATCATCCGAATCCTCAATCGCTTTAACATTCATTATGCAGTATTCAAAAGCCGCGTTATGTAAATAATAAAAGTTTTCACTTGCTATTGCGTTTTCGATGCTTCGGAACGCTTCTGTTTTTTCAACATATCTTTGCAGCTGGTTTCTCATTTTAAATCCAGCTTTTTTCATTTTAAGGACAAATTCATAACTGTAACGCTGGTCATATCCCACGAGCTTAATCTTGAAGCCCATTTTTCTGATTGAAATAAACCATTCAACAACATCTTCATATTCAACGATTTCATTATTACAGAGAGTAAGCCAGCCCTGGTCTTTCCACCAAAAGAACGGAATGCTGTCCGCTTCAGCTTTTTCTTTAGCTGTTGTTACCGGAATGAAGGCATGAGATATAACAATATGAACATCGTTATATTTGCCATAAATGCATGCTCCTGTAAGGTCAAATCTTTTTGATAAGTCGGCGCCGCCATACCACACGATTGGCAATTTTGCCAGTTCTTCAAGAGTATAGTTGTATTTATTATCGCTAGCTGTAACTTTCGCCAGGCTGAAATATGTATTTGTAGCGTTGGTGTAAACATTAAGCGACTTATTTAAAAATTCATTTCGTGTGTCAGGATCATTCAGAGCCTGCAGCGATTCATTAAGAATATCAGAAGGCCTTATAGTAACGCCGTAATTAGGATTTGCTTTTTCGTGTTCTATAGGATTGGTGAAATCTTCTGGATTGTCTGCTTCACATATGAAAATAAAATATTCATCATCCTGAACTTTTTCATCAAGGACTTTTTTACAATATTTAAGTCTCCTGAAGCAGAACGAGTTAGGATTTTTTCCTGCTGATGTTATGCCAATAAGCAACTTGTTTATGTACGCCTTCATGGCTTGCTTGTAAACCAAATAATCATTCTCTGATTTATAAGCATGAATTTCATCGAGGATAAAAATATTTCCGTTAATTCCATCGGCGCGCTTGCTGTCAGCAGCTAACGCTTCTATCTTTAGTTCCCCGCCATCTTCAAATTTTCTCGAAATTGAATGCTCGGCATTATTATCTAAAATTCTAAAGTTTTCATCTTCACCCAAATTCTCAATGTTGTCTCGAATGTTATCAAAGGCTTCTAACGCTCTTTTCAGTTTCTGAGCAACAATGTTGACATTTGAATAAGACTTTCTGTCAAGAAATGCAAGCGCCCAAGCGAGCGCACTTGCAAAAAAAGTTTTTGAATTTTTTCTTGGCAGAAAAATAAAGGCTTCTTTAAAACGCCTTTCGTCAGTTCCTTTAATATAGAAGCCAACCAGATTGTAACAAATAAAGAATTCCCACATTTCAAGAACAAAAGGCTGTCCTCTTGCAGGTCCCTTAATATGAACAAATGTTGATTCTATGAACTGAACAACAAAAGCGGCCTCACTTTCTTTGAACTCCCATTTACTGTTTTTTAGGTCGTTCAAAAATCGCTTAACCGCTTTTACTCTGTACTTATTTGCAACTATTTTGCCGGAGATTATTGCCCGGCACCAGCTTTTCAACCCCTTTAAATTCTTTTCATAAACGATAACTCGCTGCATTAGGCTTTATCCCAGCTTTCCAAGAACTTCGTTGAGCTTAGAAGACTTGTTTTTTGCCGCTTTTTTATCTTGTATTTTTTTCAATCCGGCAGGGGTCAAACCGAGTTCATTAAGATATTTTAAAGCACGATCAGAAAGATCTGCTATTATTTGAAACTGTGGATTTTTGGTAAGGTTGGTGTTACCGTTTTTGTTTGTAAACTCAACAGTATATTTCCGCCCGTCCGCTTTAAAATCTCGCCTCGCAAAATCGAGGTCGTTCAAAATATCGTTTAAAATTTCTATGGATTTATCAAATTCTGAATTGTAAATTCCGAGATTTTTCATCGATTTTTTGATTATAGAAATATAATCTGTCC